GATGTAGGTATACGTTTGCCCCCCTTGGAGAAACCAAAGAACTAGACGGTACCTCGGATGGCGTAGCAACGGTAAGCGGGACGGTTTCACCGATTCGAGGGTTAGCTGGCGCTAGTAATGGTGGCTCTACAGTAGGTGCATTAACTAAAATAACAAAAAAACTAGCTACCAGTGTTTTCAACAATCTACATACTGATAATCATGCCTCTGTTGAAACTGATACAACCGGTTTTGCGGCTAATGCAGGCTCAAATACAATAGAACGAAGCACAGACGAGAGCTGGCATGGTGTCGCATCACTTAAAGCTGTATGTGAAGGTGTGACTTCCGGTGAGGGTTGGCGAAGCGGCCCAAGTTTTGATGTAGCACCTTCATTAACATATACACATAGCGTTTATGTTCAAGGTTCGGGAACAGTTCAGCTTGTTATCTTTGAGCGAAATGCTGCTGACCAAGTTATAGATTCAACTTATAGTAGTAACTTTCCTTTAACAGATGATTTTACAAGGCATGAAGTATCCCATGCTTTTAGTGCGCTAGGTGTTAAAGCAAGAGTATATGTTGTCACAAGTCCTATTGCTCAAGCGGTTACTTTTTATACTGATGGCATACAGTGGGAGCAAGCAGTAACCGCTAGTAAGTGGCACTTACCAAGTGAAGGTTTACCCTCTAGTGGTGATTCTACAGCTAGTGCCGATATTGAACTCAGTAATGAAAAGGTACTAGTAGGACAAGCCAACGGTTTATCAACCGTTACCGGTATTCTCAAGGTTACTAAAAAGCTTAGTGGTCAATCAGATGGTAGTTCTACGACAGTAGCATTAAGACTAGAGGGTGCAAGCCGTAACTTAGCTGATACCTCGGAGCTGTTTAGAGCATGGTAATTCTTCTTAGTGGACAATCAAATGGTATATCAATAGCAACATTAGACCTAGACAAAACTAGATATCGCCAACTTGGTTATGTGGTAACAAGCAAACCAACGGCAAAAGGGCGCATGGTTGTTATACGACCTAAATAGCGCTATAATGGAGGGCAAGATGGACATTTATTTCAAAGACCAGATACTTAGAATAACGGCAGAGTTTCGTGATAATAACGAAGACCTTGCTGACCCTACAACCGTAAAGTTTTCTTACCGAGTAGACCACGGTGATATAACTGAATACGAGTATGGAGAAGATGTTGAGGTAGTAAGAGATAGCTTGGGGGTTTACTATATTGATTTAACCTTAGATATCTCTGGTAACTATGCCTATCACTTTATTGGTGGTGGAGCAATCGAAAACGCAATTGAAGATTCCTTTAGGGTGCTTACTGCCTTAGATACCGTTCCAATAGTAGAGCTTGCTGAGGCCAAAGACTTTCTTCAAGTTCCTCATACAGACGATGATGCTCTTATACAAGGGCTATTGCTTGGTATCGAATCAACCATTAGGGAGTACCTTAAGAGTACGATTGAGATAACGGAGAAAATTGTTTATCTTGATGGAGATACAGACATTATGTTGCTGGCAAACACACCGATAGATACTAGTGAGACCTTTGAGGTTTACGATGATATCTATGAAGTGGTTGTAGATTCAGATAGGTACAGGGTTATACCTACCACGGGTCAAGTCTATTACAACAATGAAGCGCAAAAATGGCCTGAGGGTAAAAAGCGTTATCGGTTTACATATAGTGGAGGGCTTGCTGCCCGTGATAACTACAACCTAGTGCTTTATCGAATCAAAACAGCGGAGCTTACTTGGCTAAGTGACTTGTATTACAACCGAAAGGCATCTAACACTTGGGAGAAGTTTGACGATATCGAGGAACGAAAAGAACTTGAGTACATGCCTAAGCGAGTGGAGACCTTTCTAGTTGGATTGGTTGATGTTAGCAATGATTTTTAAGGATAGGGTTGCCCTTTACCAGCAAGACGAAACCATTGAATATGGAGAGTATGTAAGAGATAACTTCATCTACCAAGGGGTTATTCGGTGTCACCTAAGGTTCGATTCAAACGAGCAATTTATAGCTCAACGAAAACAAGACCTTAGGCAGGGAATTATGCTTTTTGAATGGCAAGAATACGCTTTATCATTCAGAGATATTGTAGAGTATGGTGGTATATACTATCGCTTGCTACATGACCCGACAACAATAACCGGTATGAATCGTACCTTTTACAAAACCAAAATAATTGAAGACCCTAACGTGGTGATTTAAGATGGCTGGAGTATATAAGGAAGATAAAGCTGGTAAAGCTGTCTTTAATAAAAGGCTAGAGTTACAGACGCTTGCTCGTATGGAGACTGCTTGTATCTTTGCTGAGGGACAAGTCAAGGCTGCTCTTAGTCAACAAGGTAGCGGTAAGATGTACAAGATAGAGGGCAAGACTCACCAAGCCTCTGCTCCAGGTGAAGCTCCGACTGTATTAAGCGGTGACTTGAGGGCTAGTATTACCCACTTTGTAGGTAAGTTTGGTGGAACGATTACCGGTATAGTCAGTACCAATATGGAATATGCCCCAAAGCTAGAGTTTGGTACCCGAAAGATGGCTCCCCGGCCATTTATGAGAAAGACAATATATGCTGTCTTACCAGTTATTTATCGTATCTTGAAAGGGATTGGTTAATAATGGCTGACTTCAAAGCAATAGAAAGGGGCTTGCAAGGATACCTTGCTAGTGAGATAACTATAACTTCCCTGATAGAAACCTTTGATAGTAAACCAGCTATCTTTACCTACCCGGCACCACCAGGAGCTACCGCTCCCTATATCTGCTTATTTAATATAGTTACCATTACAGATGATACCCATAGCTCCAGGGGTGAGCGAGTGCTTTACCAAATCAACGTATGGTCTAGTCGCTTATCTGTAGCAGAAGATATTATCAGCGCAATCGATAATGCTCTACATCAGCAAACCTTTATAGTAACGGGATACACTATGTTATATGCCAAGCGAGTAAGAGGGCCAACACTTTTACCCTTAGAGGCAGGGGAAGAGCTTACTGGCTTATCAGCCGACTACGAACTAACTGTACAAGAGTAGGCTATCTATAGTATAATAACCAAGGGTAAGGAAACTTACTAAGAAAGGAATGAATTACAATGGCATTTTTTGCTCAGGGAACCACTTTCTCTATTGACGAGACACCTGTTGCTGAACTTACAAAGATTGATGGGCCAGCTGCAAAGCGGGACGATGTTGATGTAACCAGCCATGATTCTTCGATGTGGAAAGAGTTTATTCCCGGCTTGATTGAAGCTGGAGAAATTGATTGTGAAGGTAACTACGTACCGTCTGATGCCGGTATGTTGAAAGTTATCCAGGCGGTATCTAATGATACTTCCTTGATTGCTTTTGCAGTCCAGACCCCTCAGGGTTACGGCTTTTCAGGCAATGGGATGCTTACCAGTTTTAAGGTCTCTCTGCCCTTTGACGATAAGGCAGAGGTTAGTTTTACCTTAAAAATCAGTGGCGAACTAACATTTGATGTAACTGGTAGCTAAACTAAACCGAGAGGTAGTTAACTAGATAAAGGAGAACTAGAATGGTAGAAAAGAAACTCTCGAAACTACGGAAAAAGAGTATCGAAATTAAAGTAGAGGAAGAGTCCTTTTACTTAAGGTACGACCTCAACGCTTTGATGGCGCTGGAAGAAGCATACGGTGATATTGAAGCTGCTTTTGATTTCGAGGAAAACCCAAAGGGTGCTATCGAGAAACTTCGTAAGGTACTATTTGTTGGGTTGCAGGCTAACCATGATGGCATTACAGAGAAAGATGTAGGTTCTATCTTTACGATGGAGAACTTGTCTGCTTTCCAAGATGCTATCGGTCAAGCTATGAACACGGCAATGCCAGAAGAGGGTGAATCAAAAAACTCGAAGACTCCCAAAGACCACCAGAAGAAAAAGGAATAGATTGGGGCTATCTACGGCATAGTTATTTACAGCTCTGTAGGAAGACAGAACAGGATTTTTGGGAGGCAACTTATCGAGAGGTTAACGTAGCACTTGTT